CAATTTATTTTTGTTTGTGGTGATATAGCTGCCAATTACACGATATACGAGAACGTGCTGTAATTCGCTAGGTAATTCCTTCTGATTGATATCATTGAGGATATGTTGTGTTTCCGCATCAATCATATACTCAATGATATTTATATCAGAAATTGCATCATACCCGAGCCACGATTCAAGAATTTGTAAAACTGTCTCTTTCGTGGTCATATTATTCACCTACTATTTTTTGAATGTAGCTTTTACAACTTTGGATTGGTTAGTCAATGCAACAGTGTAGTGTTCGTTAGCAACGATTTTGTCCAAACCTTTTTCAGGAACACGATCAGCTTCAATCATAACGTCACGTTTAATGTAAATTGTTACAGCCGGTAATACAGGAGTACCGTCTTCCACTTCTGCAGTTACACCAACGATGAAGTTATCAATAGTTGCGCCTGTGTCATTGATGCGGCGAGATGTTACAACACGACAGCCTGCAATCATACCGATTTCACCTGTCATCATAACGTCATTGCCGTATTTTGTTTTATCAATGAAGTTAGCGTCTTTACGAAGTGCAGTAATTTGAGAAGGTGCTACGAACAAATATTTTTCAACGTAGTCTTCTTCGTTCAATTTATCTACTGCGTTAACGATGCCTTCGTAGGAAATAACTTTAGTATCAGTTACAGTAAGAGTAGCACCGCCAAGGGCTGTTACTACGTCTTGGTCGATTTTAGAAGCCAAGGACAAACGTAATTGATGAGTAGCTTCGCCTACTGGGTCGCCATAACCGGACAATTTAGCTTCGTCTGTGATATCAACGCGTTTCATTGCTTTTTTAACCTTAGCTTTAGCAACGGAAGTGGACATTTGAGTTGCGGTTACTTCTACACCTTCTGCGATGTCTTCCGCATCACCGATGTAGCCCCATGCTGGAATAGTGATTTCGTTACCAGGCACGCCTGTCAATGTGTTATCGATTTTAGCGATTGGAGTAAATTTAATGGCTTTTGGTAAACCTGCGGATACCATATCCGCCATTACTTGAGGGTTAACTACATTAGCAACTTGCGTAGGACCTGCTGCGAATGTTTGTAAATTAAAAGAGAATTGTTTATTCATTAGCGTTTCCTCCTGTTAATGAATGGTAAAGTTCAACATCGTTTGCGAATAACTCCGCCCGTTGAGAGTACGTCATTTTAGCGAAGTCTTCTTTAGTTACTGCGCCACTTGGTGCTTTACCGCCAGGGTTACCTGGTGCTACACCTTTAGGGGCGGACGCTTCCCCAAATAAATAAGGATTAGCCTTAGCAACTTCAGCAAGTTGTTCATCTAATCCTTTGATTTTGCCGTCCTTCACTTTTGCATCGGTTAAATCCAACAGCGCACGGACTGCGACGTTGTTTTTAGCTTTTGCGTTAGACAATGCTACGTTTACAATATTGTCGATTTCAAGTTGTGCGATTTTGCCCTCGTATTCAGCTTTACGAGTTTCTGCATCAGCTTTCATCGTTTCAATTTGTTTCGCAAGCTCCGCATTATCCGCATTAGATTTTTTGAGGTTATCAATCTCGCCATTAAGAGTCGTGAGTTCCCCTTTTACGGATTTGAGTTCCTCATTTTTAGCATTGAATTGATCCTTAGACACATAATTCTTGCCATAGTCTTCAACGACCTTAGCAGTCTGTTCTTCAGTTAATCCTAGTGCTAACAATTCGTCCTTAGTCATAGTGACCTCCTTAAAAAATACCCATTTCGCTTTATTTTCGTGAGCCACACCTCACGGCTACGGTCTTGTTAGTTATCGCCCAACAATACTAAAATGGCAATAAAAAAGCAGCGTTTCCGCTGCTAATTGATGTATTCTTTTTCCCATTCCTCGTAGGTAATCGCCCCGTCAAAATCAGTACTCTTATCGTTCTGATTTCTACCTGTTCGAGTGCCTTCGAGTCCAGGGATATATGGAATTGTAGTTGACCGACAATAGCAATGGAACGGCGGAACGGTTACGCCTGGTTTAGCATCTACGACTCTGACACGTTTACGATCCATGTGCCTGCAGATGGAAGAAGTATGGCTATCGAGTGTAGCCAGTATTTCCAGCTCCTCGACATCCAAGTCTTTCATACTATCAAGAAACCCTTGCTCGTGAACCCGTGCCGTCTCTGTTTCGATTAATCGCTTAGCGTTACTGTATGATGTCTTCATCCGCTTATGCAGATTATCCGCCATCGTATCCGCCCCTTGCCCTATAATAAGGGCTTGCGTGAAATCATTCTGTAAGTTAGCGACTAACTTACTTGTATCGCCCCAAATCCTACTACTGAAATCCTTGCCGTCGCTTGCCCATTGACTGTGAACTACACTTTCAACGCGTTTACTATCAATCGTATTAATGCGCGAGTACTCTCCGCGTTGCGTCTGCACTGTGTATGCGGACTTATACGCGGAGGACTGATACACATCTTTCAGTAAATCGTTCAGCGAAATACTCTGCTTTTGAGCCAGTATTTCGAGCTCGTGAACCACGTTGATATACAGCATCTGTTCACGGCTTAACCGTTCACGAATGGATGCATTCGATAGCATTTGTTGATGTTCTTCAGATACACCTAGTTTCTTAGCTTCTGCCTTGAATTCAGCTAAATCCATTTTAAAGGCTTTCATCTCATAGGCGTTTAGTAACTTCCTGGCTTCTGCTAGTTGAAGTCCGTTTTCTGTGGCGAACCGACGATACCAATCGTTGATAGCCTTTTCTATCCTGCGTAACGCCCTGGCATAATTAGCTTTGATTTCGTCATCGGTCAAGCTAGCTTTTTGGAACGATTCATCTAGTAACCGCTCATACCGTTTCTCCCAGTAATCATTCGCCATCTGCCTCACCGCCGTTCGGTACAACAAAATCTGCTGTTACTTCGGACTGTTCCTTTTTTACTTTTGCAAGCTCTTCCGCAGCATCAGTTGTCCACGGATGATTTGCAATAATCGTTTCATTGGAGATGATACCCACGGAGTTTTTGCAGTTGTTAATGGTATCGCCTTCATTGATTGGTAAGTCACGATTGAAGATGAAGTCCACTTCTTCGACTGTATCTTGATTAGTTAAACCGCGATACGTGTTAACAAACCACATCAAATCGTGCAAGCTAGATTTAAATTCGAGCTCCATTTCATTGGCGTCTAAATCAATATCAGAGTACATAGACATAATGTTCATCTGATTCGGATTGTTAGCCATACGATCGTCCTTAGCATCAAAGCCTCGGCCGTTTTCGATAATAGCTTTACGCAAAATGTTAATCAGTAATTGGTAATTATCGCTATTCAACTCTATTTTTTAGGCTTTTACATCACCAT